AAGGTCGTGTTTCCGTTGCCTATAACGGAAAACGATTGAAAACCCGTAACCGCACCGGCTAATGTGACTGTGCCGGTGCCTGTGGTTGTAGTGGTTTCCTGTACACGATCAGCAAGTACAAAAGCCACAATATTAAGTCGTAGACAGACGTAACAGAGCAGTAGTTGTTGTATTACTTGGCATCGTCAGAGTAAATGTCCCAGCAGTAATCGTCTGTGAGCCAAAAGTGTGAACACTGACAGCTTTATTACTCTGCGTATTGTTATAAATTAACACGGCATCAAAAGCAGTAGTAAGGGTAACTGTAGTATACGTAATACTAGCCGCAGGCGTTGTGAATGCCACACCTGCAGTTGCAGACGCATTAGTGCCAGTAGGAGCGTTCCAAGATCCAACTGAAACCCCACCTGCTGTGTACCCCGTGCCGCTTACTTCGTTTGTTGCACTGTACGCCGTCGTTGAAGCATTATAGGTAGCCGAAGCTAAATACAAGGCTGCTTTAAACGTGTCTGCCGTTGTAGTTCCACGTACTACACCCGTGCCAAAGTTATGCTGCCCCGTGAATAGTTCGTTCATAAACGAGGTGCACATAGATTGAGTATTTGCCATGATATTCCCTTTTAAAAAGAAGCTAAGTCACCGCCACTTTCCACCGCTTGTTTTAGTTGAACATGCGCCGATCTATGTACAAGCTCGCCTTCATGCCAATACTCTACCCACACAGTGTATTCATGGTCATTATCAATGAAGCCGTCTCGTCTTTCAAGAAGCGCCTCATCCATATCACCTTTAGTTGTAGAAACTAACGCCATCACGCCCTCGTAGGGATAGGTTGTCCAGTAAAAATGTAAGACCCAGTGTGACTTAGCCGTACCCAAGGAGCCACATAGATTTTAACCCCATTCGTACGGCAAAGTCTACAAAACGCATAGTCTTCAGTTAACTGCTGTTTTAACACAGGGTCTTTGGTAAGAAAAAAATATTCATACAAAGTCTTGCCGTCGTCGTCAATGTATGTCTCTACCTTATCTTTTAGGGTTTCTAGGACTCCACGCTTAATCAACATAAACCCAGTACCAGCACCAAAAACCTCGGCGGGTTCTGATAATTTGACGACTTGTTCACGCCCATGATCCACAAGGCTAACTACCAGATCTCCAGTGTGGTACTGAAGTTCTTCTGTCGGAATCCCCGCTTTGACCGCATACTCTATACGCTCCCAATTAATCCGCTTTTTAGGGTAAATACCGGCAATAACATCTTTGCCCGCTTCTATCAACCCAACAATATCTGCGGGTTGAAACCCTATGTCTGCATCAATAAACATGAGGTGCGTAAAGTCATGCTCCATGAACACAGTAGCTAGTTTATTACGCGCATTAGTTATAAGACTGTCGTTATAAAGAAAAGCATAGGAAACATGTATGCTTTTTGCTGCTAGCTCAACCGTAACTCCTGTCAATGATCTAGCATATTCACCCGTACACATGCCCCCATACATGGGGGTTGCAATTAGAACTTTCATGCGATCCTTATAAGTGCGGTTGTACTCGTATCGGGCGGAAACTCTACCTGAAACGTAGTTGTTGAAGTTTTATCTGAACCAAAATCCAAAACACATATAGCTGGGTTACCCCCACCTACTTTATAAATTAAAGCCCCACGAGCAGTAAAAGCACCAGCCCAAGAAACGTTAGTGAAGTCAATATAAACAATGCCGTTGGTACTATCAATAGCAAGTGAAGGGGTGATAAATTCGCCGCCAGCCGTATAACCTGTAGCCACAACCTCACTAGTAGTCGTATAAGCCGTCGTAGTCTGGTCAAGTGTAGCATCATTTGTGTACAACGCTATTTTAAAAGTCTGAGCTGTAGTAGCTGAAAAATCAAAATCCCCTTCAAACAATTGTTGTTTAAAGGAGTTACAAGTGTAGTTACCAGTAAAAGCCATTAGTTCACCGGTACTCTAACTTGTCCAGACCTATAAGCGTCACGCCGTTCCATACCATCCCCAAGACGTTTAGCAAGCATTAAAGCTTCCTGGTATCTACTAGTGTAGTTGGCAATAACATCAGCCTCACCTTTCATGTAGGTGTAGCCTTCCATCAAAGCCCCGTACAAAAGCACAGAATCAAAATTGTCACTAAGCCAAGTCTGCCCTGACGAAGCTGTAGTAATCGATTCTGGGTAATAGTAGTAATGAAGCTCCACACTATAAATTGCATTTGGTGTAGGGCCGAGGATAAAAGTTAACTCATTAGTAATAACGCCACCCGTTACCGTCGGACCGAAAATAGCGTAGTACCTTGGAATTCCTGTAGTTGCCGGATTAGGGTATGCAGCCCGTATATAATTAACATCTTTGTTTAACAAGTATTCATACGCCCCTGTATCATCGATAACCGCCATTGAATAAGACGACAAAAAATCAGAGGGGCATTCAAGATATTTATTATTTGCGGCGGTAACGCCTGTTACGTTTTTCCTAAGAGATGGAAATTGAATAGAATTAAATATACGCTGTTCAGCTTGCGTAATAAACGTATCAATTTGTTCTTTAGCAGTTAACGTAGCTGTACCTGACCCTGTCGAAGACGCGCCAGTAAACGAAGGAAAATCGTTTTCTAGATAGCCTTGGATCGTCTTAAACAAGGTAGCGTAATTCACGCCATCGGACCTCTAGACATTAGACCTTTCGTAGCCGCGCCTGTACCACGCATTTTAGTGCCGGTAGTTTTTGGCTCAGGATAGTTAGACCGCTGGATGTTCCCAACCGACATATTAACGTCAGAAGCTTTTAGACGGTTACCACCCATATACCCAGCGTTACTAACATCTGTCCCAGCTTTACCATCCATAGTATGGGGTTCAGCATAAACAGGCGCTTGACCCACTTCTTTACCCATTAACTTTTGACTGAACTTAGCCATCACTTAGCTCCCATTTTGTACTTAAACGAGGGAGATTTTTGATTAGCAATTTTAGCCATATTTCTACCTAACGCTTTCATCTGAGCGTTAGTTTTGCCGCCTTTGGCAAGTTTAGTCATAGGCTTACCAGGATGCATAGCCTTCTCATGCTTATGCACTGCCTTGGCAGCGGTCTTCTTGTCTTGCGCTAGATCTTTCTTATCCATCACAAACTCCTATGTAACATTTACCGTAATAGTGCCTAACGTAATACCAAGCACAAGATTATTAGGCGTTAGTCCTGTGTCATAAGCTCTTGCTCCGCCTACAGGCGCCCATCCCCACTGTATTATTCTACTACCTCCAGAGGGATCTCCGCTACCTAATTGCGTCGAAGACGTATTGATCTGCAACCCATTTAAACCTGCCACACGGTAAGTAGTATCAGGGCGTGGGTTACGCAACGCCTGTGGATCATCTACAGGATACATACCTAACTGCAACTGCGGTTGATCGGGTTCCCAACAATTATTGCAAACAAGAATATTAACGTTTTTAGTCTTAATGACAAGCCCACGTAGTTCCTTCAGCTTGTATCGAAAGCCACATCTATCGCATTGCGATATTGCCCACTTACCTGATGCAAACCGATTAGGCATGATTAAAAGAACAACTGTCTAGGCGCAATTCGTAGGGGCGCTTTTTCACGATCTTCATCAAGCGCAAGCTGCAACTGCTCATCGTACATCTCTTTTAGCATAGACACGCGCTGAACTGCTTCAGGGATCTTTAAAGATATGTAATAAGCAAGCCCTGCAACCATACAGTTTATTAGACGAAACGGTATATCTTCAACACTTGTGCCCGTGCCCGCATCCTGCATGCGGCGTAGTCTCCAGTACACAAAGGTGTAGTAGTTGTCTTGGTCTGGACACGGCCATACATTGATGCAAGGTAGGTTCTGAACCGTTATAGCGGCTCCAGTTGTATGTGATGCTGCCGTTGTATTGTTAGCTCCACGCATGCAGTAAAGAAGACTGTTACCGCTAATTGCCGAATAGGCTATGGTCTCACTGTCAATCTTAATAAATCCCGCCGACGCAAGATTTGCAGCGTTAGAGACTGTAATTGTGGTAACACTACTATTAATAGTACCGTTCAGTGTGATACTTGTAGCGTTAGATAGCCCTGTCTGTCTGTTTACCCAAACCTGAATAGGTCTACCTTGAGCGTTTTTATTAGGTATTGTGGCATACGTATCCACAGAAATTCTGCTGATATTAATGTCAGTTTGAGGAATACCCGACTGTGTGCGAATGATTTGCTCAATAAGATCTACAGTATCAACCGGAATTGGGTAGACAATATTTGCGGTAGTCAGAGGAATTTGACCTTGCTCAATCGTCCACAGGTTAATCCCGCGATTAGCCCACTCAGTGAGCATAAGATTTAGAGAGCGACGGGCTGTACGGTGCTCGTATCCAGTACGCACCTCAATACCGCATCGCTCATAAGCCTCTTCAATCAGCTCATTGAGATCTGGGTTAAACGCAACGGTACCTGAAGTTGTCACTTCATTCCTCGAAGAGTTTTAGCAAGCCTAGCTCTTTGCCCAAGCTTACCCGGAGCTTTTGTAGCCCTATCAAGCATTTTTGCAGGAATGGGCTTTTTTCCTTTGATACCAAGCTGTTCGCGCAATGCTCCGGGTTTTTTGATAGCAGCTTGAATAAACTTACCATTCTTAAACCCTTCTACGCCACGACCTTTTAGTACATCAGCCTTGGTTACTTTACCGTCGTCGTTAAGATCAGGAAATGATTTAGCCATTATCGGAACCTCGCGGTTTTAGCAGCGATGCCTTTTGGTTGCTTGACGAATTGTTTACCAGCTTTTTTACCTGCTCTTTTAGCTCTTGTTGTCGCAGCATATTCTGCAGGTGTAAGAGCATTGATTGCCGCCGATGGGAGATAGCGTTCCCCAGTATCAGATGACTTCTTGCCACTCTTAGTTGTCCATTTCTGGTCGCCCCAAGCTTTGAGGGATTGTTGCGGGGCTTTCATCAGACGAACTTTCCTCTGGTCTTCCCGCGCTTTGCAATGCCATCCGCTCTGGATGATGCAGACTTTATTTTGCCGCCTTGTTTAAACCTTTTGGTATACCCTAGCCCGATCATTGGCGCAGCAAAAGACATCTTCTCGCCCTTTCGCTTTCTTGCTTCTAAATCTGCATAAGCTTTTATGTCAGAGGTTTTATCCAAAGGCATTTTGTAGCTTACTCGCCCTGAAGCACCCGCGCCGCCCTGACCAATATCAATATTGGTTAGTTGCGCGGATAAGCGTTTTTTCTCTTCATCACTCATTTCATGAGGATTAGTCACGGTAACCACCTCCAGCAGCTTTATACTTCTTAGCTACAAGTTGTGCCTTCCTCGCGGACCACTGCCCTGCGCCTGTTCCATGCGTCGCAGCAGCTTTAACCTGGGCTACGATTTTCTTACGTAATCCAGGTTTGGTGTAGTTGCCAGCTTCGTTTACCCGCGACATACCGCCCTTAGCAAGCATCGTAAAGTCAGTATTGTCTCGACGCGATTTAGTTACGGGTTTAGGCATTTTGGAGGCACGTATGGCCCCCATACCGCGTGAAACCATCATCTCAGCACTTCCCGCCGTAAGCCATCTTCTTGACCTTACCGCCTTTTTTCATGCCTTTGTTACCGGCCATCGTAACCATCGTACCTTTAGTCTTGCCTTTCATAGCAACACCGTCACGACTAGGAGCGGCAGTCTTCACAGCGCCCATTTTGCTTGCGGCCATGCCGCCCATGTTCATCTTTTTCATCGTAAATTCCTTTCCAACGGATTGAGGGACATCAACTTTTTTTGCAAACTTTGGGTTATGTGCTACAGCTTCCATAAACCTTCTTTGCTTCTCACTGACTGCTGGCATCTTTATCCCTTCTTAGCAAGCGCGTCAATCTTAGACTCAAGCCTTTCAAAGCCTGCATCAAATCGTTCCATAATTTTTTCAAGGTCTGCACGGACCTCTGCACGAGTGATGTGGTCACGGGCTATTTCCTCACGAGTTTTATTTAGCAGAATCTGAATTCGTTGCTGCTCATCATGCGAGTTTTTTAGCATGAACATCACCAGCCCCACCAGAACAGAAGTAATGAGATTCCAAATAATCATCGGGTCCATTTAACACTTCCATGCTCTTAAGGATTTATTTATCCGGCTGTTTGGATCGTTAGCCGTTTTGGATGACGTAAGTTTCTTTTTCATGCCTTCCATCCTTGCACAAAATGACTTCTTGCGAGGCCCACCTTCAGGCTGCGGCGCTTTTAACCCAGGTTTGCCTGGGTTGGCTGCGTTATAAGAAGCACGGCCTTTTGCGTTAAGGCCACCTTTTGGGTTTTTGCCTTCTTTACGTTGCCACGCCGGAGACTTAGCCATAAAACACCGTGATTTTTGCTGTTGCAGGAAGCGTTACGTGAACGTTAGCACCAAACAAAATTCCTTCGCCAGGAATTAACATTGTGATTGGCTGTGTGCTTGTCCCAATATTAAACTGTAAAAGTGTGGTGCCGCCTGATCCGCCATCACGAAAAATTACATCGCCAGCAGTACCACCTGATATGCAGTGATACCCTTTCACGCGAGTCCGTGAGTTAATTAGCGTGCCTGTAGCTTCTGTATGCGCCGCAGAAACATCATATTGCATAGCCATGCTGTACTCCTAATTAGGCTACAGTACCGCCTCTGTTACCGACGATAGCCCACCCTACTGATGTATATACTAGTGTAATGGTGTCGCCAGCATTAGTAAATGTCATGGTTGTAAAACCAAGGGCCGTTGTAGGAGTAAGAATAGCAGAGCCACCATCTACCGTATGGGTAATAATTTTAAGCTGCCCAACAGTCCCGTTAGCTAAAGTTAAAGCTTGAGAAGCACCGGTAGTGGTAAGAGAGGTAAGCATAGTGGTGAGGTTAACCGCCCCAGCACCGCTTAGATTTTGAATTGATGCGGTAACAATACCAGTAATGTTGCCCGTTACGTTGCCCGTTACATTACCTGTAATGTTGCCCGTGATATTACCTACGAACCCGTTGTCTGAAGTGACTGGGCCGCTAAAGGTTGTATTTGCCATTAGATCCTCACATGCGATATCGGTGTATTAGTCTGCATGTCGTCAGCCGGGACTGTCTAATACACCGGGCTAACCCCGGAATAATTCTATTATAAATAGAAAAGGGGGTTTTGCAACCCCCTTCTCGTAAACCGTTTAGGCTCCGGGCGAACCGAACATCCCAAGCGGATCAGACCAGCCAAACGAATAACGCTCACGGCTCTTATAACGAACGTTTCCGGTATCGAAATCGCCATCCATTCCCTGTGTCAAAGGTGCGCGGACAAAGTGTTTCATACCATTGGGTACGTCAGTTGTAAGGAACCAAGCGTCAGTGTCCGTCAAGAAGTGGTTAATGGCGTAACCTTCAGGGATCGAACCATTATTCTTCAAGGCGTTGATCGTGTTGTCTGCCGTATCAACACGCAGTTCCGTTTCCAGAATACGAGTTGCAACGAACTGCAATGCAGACGGGATAATCAACTTCTTCGGCTTAGCTGCGATCAACAGACCACGTTCATCAGTCCAAGCTGCAATCTGAATAACCGCTGCTTCCAACGATGTTTCAGAAAGATCAGCCGCAACTGCTGGCGTGTTGCTGTTAGTACCACCAGAGATCAAAGGATGTGCTGTTGAGAACAACGATACGCCATCACCACCGGTATAGGCAGAGTTGAAGCCGTTGTTAAGAACTGCAGCAGCTTTAGTCTGCTTGGTGTAAGACATAGCGCGAGCCAATGCCTTGGTATAGCGATTAGCCAGACTGTCGTACAGGTTGTCCTCGATAGCCTCTTCGGTCAGCGAGAATCCCAGAGCGATAGTCTCATGGACGTAACGAGCGGTCCAAGCTTCTTGCGCGTTGTCATAGGCCATCGCACTGCCTTCGTTCTTCACCGGAGCGGCGGAGAAGCCTGACAGTTTGGTTTCCTCTTCAAACGAACGCTCGGAAGTCTCGGTTTCGTAGATTTCCTTGTGCTCTTCGCCATAGCGAGCATACTCCAAGCCGAACAATGCGTTCAGGCCGGGGAGAAGCTCTTTCAGTAGTTGTGCGCGTGAAATAGCCATTTAAATTCCCCTTATGCGAGCGCAGTAGCGTACTGATAGCTGTGCCAGCCCTGGTTCCACTTAACAAGAACTTCAGGATACCCAATAAAGGTAAACGAAGAACCTGCGGTAGAAGCCGTGAGCGTCTTGCCAACAGTAACAGTAGTGCCGTTAACATTAGTAACGTAGTTGTAGTTCCCTGGTTGCCCACCAGCGGAAGCTGCAGGGCAAATAACAGCCATACCAGCTTGAAGGCCAGTAACAGCCGCATCCAGAGTAATTGTCGTACTTGCAGAAGTACCCGTACCGGTTACGGCATAAGCAGTTTCAGGCACAACAGCCACAACACGGAATGGCAGCGAACTAGAAGCGACACGGACGTTACCTGTGCCGTTGGTAGGACCGTCACCAGACACAGCCATCTTAGAATTACCCGTAGTAGTGCTACCAGCAACACCGGTAACCGCGTACACGTTAGTTCCAATAAACGACTGGTTAGCGTAGCCAACCGTAGAGGCAGTGTTGCTTTCGCTCGAAGTCTGACCAACCATAACAACTTTAAACAGAGCAGATGGATCATCAATAACAAAAGCTTCAATGTCGTCAGCAGCAGTGCTAGCAGGATAGTACTGCGAGAACTGAAGTTGCTTAGTCGTAGGATTAGTAAATTGACAACCGACAAACACACCAATTGCACCAGCAATCACCGAAGTGGGACTGGAAGCAGCAGAGTAGGACGTTAGAATTAAAGTTCCGTCTGTCTGAAGTTGAACTAGATCTCCGTAGAAAATGCTAGTCGCATAGCTTCGGGCAATCGGGAACTGTCTTGTTGCTCCTGCATACGGTAGGCCATTAAGCTCATTAATAGCTTTAAAACCGTAGGGAGCGTCAATAACAGGATATGCCATTTTTGACCTCGTTTAAAAAATTAAGTTCCTTTACCGAACGATACTTTTGTACGCTTTTCAGCAAAGAGTGGCATACGGGCATCGCTCTCACGCATAAAGTTGTTGTCTACAGCATCCATGTTGGCTTTGGCAACATTATTGAAGTGTGTTGTACGTTGTTTTACAAACTCTTCAGGCATTTTGCAGAGCAACAATCCATCAATCTCGATGTTGTCTTTGAACCGGCTGTTCTCATCGCGCATAAACATAAGGTTTGGCTGTTCTTCAACCCTTACTGGCTCCCAACCTTCTCTGAGTTTGGCAGAAATGTTCTTAGGGTCAGCTTTACCAAGCGAAGATACTCGTACCCATCTAGGCACATATCCAGGCATTGGATCAACTTCGGGTAAGACATCAGCACGTTTCCACTGTTTTGGGCGAGAAGATTTTTCTCGGTTTTCAACTTCTCTAGATAAACGGTTTTCAGCCATTTGCACGCTCCAATTTCATCATTTCCTTGACATACTGCTCAGGAGTAATACCCATCCGTTTAATTACATTCAGTTGGGATTGATTAAGTCTGACCTTTTTGCCGGTCGTACTACGAGAAACAGGAGCCACAACGGTGGCCGATCTTTCTGTCCGTGCTGTAGTCGATCTTGTCTCAGGCTCAGCAGGTTCATCCCCCCAATCATACTCAGGGAATCTTTTACGCATCGTTTTATCAACGATTTCCCAATACTCGTCGCTACCGACAAACTGATTACCGCGATCTCGAATTAATCTGCTGTTTAATCCAAGTGCTGTAGCAGTCATTTCGTCATCAGAGCCAAACCACGTATTTTGTCTACGCCAGCTCTCAGTTTTCGCGTCTAGTTTAGGCAGTTGCGTTAACTGTTGCGAATAATCTACCACCATTTCCTGATTTTGTACAGGGGGCGGACGATAACTTCTTAAATTCTGTAGTCTATATGTTGCTTCATTGACTTTTCTCTGAGCTTCTAAAAGTTTATCAGAATCCCCAGATTCGTAAGCATCTTTAAACTCTTTTTCAGCAGCTTGAAGTTCTAGCTGTACCGCACCAGTGGCGCTTTGGACAAAATAGCCCTCGTTTTCTGTAGCTTTAGATCGCAGTGTTTGAACCTCATTTCGCAGTTGTTGAGCTACTTCTAGCGCAGCTTGCTGTTCACGTAAAGCACGTTCTTTTTCACGGCGTTCATCGTGCCAGACCTTCTTCATTTGCTTGAGTCTGGTTTTAACTTTGTCGGAATACTCTTCTAGCTCGTCTTCCTCAAGCTCTTTTACAAGTTCTTGCGGTAACGGTTGCCGCCCGCGATCCTCCGGGGGCGTATCGTCTTCAATCTCAATTTCTACTTCAGTGTTGGCATTTTCTTGTTCAGCCATTTTTAACCCCTTTATGCGCGACTAATGCCACGAGGATCTTCTACAACCCCCTCGACAGAGTCATCGTTAATAATACGAAACTCACGACCATGAATTTTTAACCGCGTACCTGCATGCGGGCGCACTAATATAAAATCACCGACCTTACAAAACGGTCCAGACGGAAATCGCTTCTCGTCTTTATACGCATCCGGCCCCATCTTGATAACAAACAGCACCGTAGTAAGTAACTCCTCGTGGTGCATAGTGACATCGGCTTTTACTAAACCATTGTCAAACTTGTCTTCAATTTCAGGGATTCCGCACAAAAGCCTATAGCCCGAAGGATCGGGTAATTGCTTTGCCTTTTCTTCAGCGGTTTCGGGTAATACCGTTGCAGAGCCGCTTGTAGACCCCACTAGGATTTCACTCATCGTAATCTTCCAACCTTTCTGCTGTTTCTGTCAGCATTTCAACTGCCATTGATAATCCACGAATAATTCCGCACTGAAAGCGGTAATCTGCGTGGTCTTGCGCCAACCCTTGACCTAAAACACTAATCAAGCGTTCACGTTCTGCGTCAAATTTTTTAATGAGATGGTGTAATACGTCTAAGTTTTCTCTCATTTTTTATCCTTTGACTGCGGTGGTTTTTGCTGTTCAGTAGATTTATTAAGTAGCTCTCTACCTACTTCAATACCCATACGCATCCCGTCTGTTTGTTGACGGGCGGACAATTCACGTTGGGAAGAAGCCACTTTTATACCAGCCTGAAGACCGGCAATACGTTCCTGAGCAGCAATCCGTTCACGTTCAATATTAAGTTGGTCAGCTTTGGCGCTAGCGTCAATGACCATTTTTTGCTGTTTAAGTTGTACATCTTGTTGTTTAATTTCAAGTTCTTTTTGCTGCATTTGCACAATTGGGTCTTGTGCCGCTTGTTGTGCTTGTTTTTGGGATGCTTCGTTTTTGTTCTTTTGTAGAACTTGTTGCGCTGCAGCAGCCGCCAAACGTGATATTTCGACTTCAGTTGATTCATCCATTTCCTGATTTGGTGCAGGATACGGAACACCGGCAGCTTCCTCGATTTGTTTGCGGTACTCAAAAGCAATATGCTCTTGAACATGTGCGGCTAATGCCGCTGAAATTTGGGAAGCTTGTGGACTTTGCCCCACAATCTCCATAATTTTTGGGTCTTGTATAGCAGACATATGGACTGTGATATGCGCTTGATGGTCTTGATAAATAAATGCCTTTACAGGCTTAGCTTGCAAAATATCCATGTTTTCTGACACAGGGTCAGTTGGTTTCATATCATCTTCCATCTTCACGAGTTTTTCAGCGTTTTTAATACCTAAAACTTCTAGCATTTGCCTGTGAAGATATGGTAAGTCATATAACTGGGGGGCCGATTGAGCTAACTGCATTACCGCTTGATACTGCACAACTTTTTGGCTCATTGTTGCAGCATTTGGATCACTGACAGGGATTACATCTACATTGTCGTAATCCGATTTCTTAGCTCTGGGTCTGCCGTCAATTGGCTCGTAATCATATTTATCTGGCGTATAGTCAGCAATAATCGTCTTTAATAAACGAAACTCTTGCTTCATTGCATAGTGAATACGCGCCTGAACTGCGGACATCACTTTAAGTGTGCGCTCTAAGATTGCTAATGTAGTCCCAACTGGGGACTGAGCAGACATATCCGAAACTTTGAGATCGGCAGCAGAAGCAAACCTCCTACCCTCATCAACAATCTTGTCCATAAGCCCTGCCAACACCTGCGAAGGCTCCTTGTATGGGAGCGGCATAATGTTGTCTTTTAGGGCACCCGAGGCTATATCCACATCACGCCACTCAGCAGGTGAAAAGGGTGTGTCATCCCCCTTTGTACGCATACCTTTAGTCTTAAACCCACCAGGAAGATTTGATAACGTACCGGCATCAACAAGCTGACGAAGGATTGAAGTGCCTGACTTGGCAAAACCGCCAATCAAATGAATAAGACCAAACGCATAAAAACCAAAACCAGGGACGTACGGGTAATGCACAAAGTGTTGGCGTTTTTGTTTTAGGTCGTCATCGGGGTTCCAATTACGACGTATAGCTAATATTTTGCTATTAGATTTTTCAATCGTTACGACATAAGGAACCGCAAGCCCCGTTTTTTTCCCATCTTTATCTTTATCGGGAAAACCTGGGAGGTCAAGACTAACGTGCATTTCCAAAAGCTTATAACGGGAATCAGTTGTAGCTCTAAACCCCATCTTTTCAGCAATTTTTTTCTCGACTTCATCTAAAGAATCAGTAGGGTCTTCAAGGTCAGTATCTACATAAAACCCTTCCTGCATAAGCCTTTCTAACTCATTTTTAGTCTTACGCATCACATGCGTAACACGCTCTGCTGTTTCTATATTAGCGGCACCATACGGTACAACGAGATCATCAGCCGACACATACATAGATGTTTGTCTGCCAAGACCTGGATCAAAATAAACTTTCTTAAAAGCATTACCAGCTAGGCCAAGCCCCCATAACATCTTTTCGTGCTCAGGCCGATATTCAAGCATTACATCGGTAAGCTGGTGGTTCATATCAGCTTCAACACGTTTAGCTGATTCTTTCTTTTCTTTGGTTTCTTCTCCAATAATCTTGGTACGTACTGGGCCTTGAGCAGGAAAGGTTTCCATAATGGTTTCAGCCTGAAACTTCACTACAGCTTCAGTTAGTAGTGGGTGATACACCCCACAAGCTCCGGGCCAAGGTTCTGTGCGGTCATCAACTTTTAACCCAAGCAAATCCAAACCATCTACATAGGTCTGCATCCAATCTTTTCTGGACGATATATCGTCTTCAAAGTCGCTACACAGATCATTAGCCAGCGTAGCTAACTCTTTCTCGTCCATCTTTTCGGCAAGATTGTCGTTGAATTCTTCATCTTCTTTTTCTTTCTCAATGACAATTTCTAGTCCACCAAGTCCTAGTTTTACTGACTCAGGATCTTCAATTTCAATCTCAATTTCTGGGCCAGAATCAAATTGATTAGGCATCCCCATAGGGGCTTGAGTTAGTGACTTGTCAAAAAAACTGCTTGTAGCCATGATTTATTCCTAATAGTAAGCGTAATGATTTTTACGCTTAAAAAAGACAGTTTCTTCAGGTTCGTCTGATGGTAACTTAATAAAACCACCTTTACGGAACCGAATCAAAGCCTGTGTCGTTGAGTCAACCAAATCATCGTTTGAACCACTGGGAAAGTCGTTGCATTCTTCTATTACTTCTTTTGCCCATCGCATTTCGGGTGCCCAGACAATACCAGAAGCAAATAAATCAGTTACTGCGTTGACTCTGGATATTTTATCTTGACCCTTACTTGGCGTGAACTCTTGTACCGGTACACCCATTCTACGTAGTTCTTGATAAAGCGCCGCGCCATTAGATTTCTTTTCAACAATAAATGTGTCTGGTTGCCATTCTTTATATTCTTCAAAGACCAACTTTTTGAGTTCTGGGAACTCCATCCGTCTTTTAATGGCATTTAGCAATATGATGTTGTAGTTGTTGACTTCTTCATTAAAGAATACGCCCCATATAGTAAGCGCGTTGTAATCGGCACGATTGTTAGTTTCTTGGGCCGCGTCAAGAGACATGATGACATATTCACACTTTGGTGGGTCGTCTTTCTCCCATATTTTCCACCATTCACGCTTAATTAACGCACCTTCCTCAGCCGTTGGGTCTTGCATGTACTGAGCTTGCCAGTAGCGGGGATCAAGCGAAGCTTTTTTGGCATTGAGTTCTTCAGCCGTCCAGAATTCAGGCCAAAGTGGTTTACCGCTAGGTAAAATAGCAGGAAATTCAATCACTTCCCACTGATCTGCGTCTTCATTTTTGGTCATATGGTTCACAACCTGACCGGTTAGATCAAGTTTTGACCATCTGGTCATGACAATAATAATAGCGCCCCCAGGCATAAGACGCTGAATAGGGCCAGACTGAAACCACTCCCAAGCTGGTAAAAATACATCCGGTCTACCCTGTTTGGCCTCTTGCTCGGAATGAGGATCATCGATAATAAAAAGATCGGCACCCCTACCAGCAAGAGCGCCCCCAACACCAATAGCAAAATATTCGCCGTTAAAGTTAGTGCCCCATCGAGAAGCCGACTTTGAATCTTGTTGTAGCTCAATTTGCGGGAAAATTTGCTTATAGGCATCGTTAGCCACCAAATTTCGCACCCGACGGCCAAAATTAACGGCTAGATCTGCCGTGTGGGAAGCCATAATGATCTTTTTATGGGGAAATTTACCCAAAAACCAAGCCGGGGCTAGGTAAGAAATGAGTTCTGACTTGCCGTGACGGGGGGCAATATTAACGACTACCCGTTTTTTACGCCCGTTAGCTATATCTTCAAAGATTTTAGCTAGTTTTCTGTGGTGTGGACCCACTTTGTAGCCGGGGTACACATGGTCTGCAAAGGCTAAAAGGCTCTTTTGCCCAAAAGATTGGGCCTGCTGCGACTCCCAGAACTCTAAATCCTGCAAAATCTCCCGTTTTTCGTCGGGAGAAGCAAAGGGTAAGAGTTTTTTAAGGGTCGCTATCTTCTGAGGGGTCAGTTTCTGTGGGTTCGACATCAATTATGTCTTGAGTGTCAGCAAATTTGGTGAGTCGCTCAAGTTTTTCCAGCTTAGACAGTAGGTCTTTTTCAACTTCGTCGATAGGTTTGACCTTGATTGTTAGTTCTGTCCTACGTTTGAAGGCGTCTACGCCATCAATTTCTCCCAAGGCACGCAAGGCAGCAATAACTTCCCTTGGGTTTTTAGAATCTGTCTGTTCTACCAGCTTATTAACTACAAATAACTTGTAGTCAGCCAAATCCCTAACAAGCATTTGGTCATATTGGGCAACCATCCCAGCCAAATACGCAAGGGTTTCGTTTTTGTAATTACTGAACTGGATGTGATTTTTGGGGTCTTCAACCATTTTCTTAGCTAACTCACGAGCTTGAGTTTTATCTTGCTCGGTGGGATGAATGGGTTTGCCTTGGAGATCTGCTATAAGTTTTATAGTCCTAGTCCTGACCTCTAATTCTTGTTTGGGGGTCATAGGGGGTAGGGCTTCTGCTGCGTCGGCAGGCAGAGGGATATTTTGGTCTATATCTAACATATATGTTGGCATGGGTGGTAATGTAATCCGATGGAACCTAAAAAACAAGGGGGGTGTTTCTAATATTGAGGATTATATAAATCATTTGTGCAAATTATGGGGTGGAGGGGGGTGTGCGCCAAGCCGCCAGTCTAGGGGGTGGGGGGCCGGTGGGGTTACCGTGGGATGCGTGACAAAGGCCGTGGGGTTCGGTATAAGTAAAGTCATGG